AGGTGCTATTGGTCTTGGTAAAACTTTAATGGGATGTTTAGCTATGCTATACTTACTATATCGTATGTTATGCCTTAAAGACCCTTATGCATATTATGGCATGATGCCTTCTGACAAGATAACATTCTCAATGTTAAATATTACGTTAGAAACAGCACAAGGTGTTGGCTGGGATAAAATACAACAACTATTGCAAGGTTCACCATGGTTTATGAATCATGGAGCAGTAAATGCTTCAAGAACAAATCCGCAATGACAACCAGATAAGCATATTGAGTTGATCTTTGGTTCTAATAATAACCATATCGTAGGTCGTGCGTTATTCTGCAATCTTACAGATGAAGTTAACTTTGGCATTGGTAATGATGTCGAAAAGAAAAAACAAAGACAAAAGAAAATGATTGCCCAAATTGATGCTCGTATGCGATCAAGATTTTTAAAGGGCACATATTTGCCTACATTAAATATAATCATTTCTTCTAAGGATACTGAACAAGCATTCTTAGATAGTTATATAAATACTAAAAAACAGAATGAATCTAAAACGACATTAATCATTGATGAGCCACAATGGATAGTTCGTCCAGACAAAGGAACACCTAATGACCCTGGCGCATTCTATGTCGCTATCGGCGGTAAATTCTTAGCACATGAGCTATTACCGCTAAATGCCGATGATGATTTAATCGAAGCTATGCGTGAAAAAGGCTATTATATGCTCAAAGTACCGCCAGGATTTAGAGAAGCCTTTGAAGATAACTTAGAGCAAGCTTTAATGGATATCGCAGGTTATTCTACTTCAAGCGCAACTAAATACATCTCTGGTGTCAGACTTAATCAAACTAAGACAGAGGAATATAAAAACCCATTTACAAAAGACGTAATTGAGGTTGGTGATTCTGAAGAAGACCATCTACAATATGCGAATTTCTTCGATTTATCAAGAGTAAATCCAACGGATATGGCAAGACCGTTATTCATTCACTTAGACATGTCTACCGGTGGCGGAGGCAAAGGCGACAAAACAGGTATTGCAGGCGTATGGATTACAGGTAAAAAACCAACTGTTGAGGGTGATGATAATTCTCGTGAACTTCAATATAAACTAGCATTTTCTGTCTCAATCAAAGCACCAAAAGGTTATTATATAAGTTTCACTAAAAATAAGAACTTCATTCGTTGGCTTCGTGATAGAGGCTTTGCGATTAAGGGTATTTCAAGCGATACCTTCCAATCTGCTCCTGTATTACAAGATTTAAGAGGTGAAGGATTCAAAACTGAAATCATATCAGTTGACCGTGTAGACCAAAAAACAAAAACATGTCTACCGTATCACAATTTTAAATCAGCCATCTATGACAGACGTATTAAAATATATAAAAAATGCGACCAATTAACAGATGAATTAATTGGTCTTGAAAGAAAAGGTGACGGTCATATCGACCATACGCCAGACGGAATCAACTCAAAAGACCAAGCTGACGCCGTGTGTGGTGCAATGTGGTTAGCCAATAAATATGCTGAAGAATATTCTTATAATTATGGTGACAATTTAGATGCAACATTAACTATAAGTATGGATTCAGATAATCATAAAAAAACACAGATGATAGCTGATTTCCAAGCAGAATTAGCAAAAATGTATTCAGACGTTTATAATGAGTTAGATGAAGAAGACGCAGAAAGACGTCGTGAAAACAAAGAACAATATGATATTTATCGCAATATTAGCGATGGTATAATAATTATTTAAAACAGAGGAGAACAAGTATGGCAGAAGAAGAAAAGAAAGTTACAAAAAAGCCAAAATCTAAGAGTCCCCTGATCGGTAATCAGGCAAAACCAGTAGTACTGGATTCCACAACCAAATTAGATATCGATACTAATAAAGTATTAGTTGATAATATTATTGAAGCAGGATTATCTAGCAAATTAGATATTTCTGCTCTTGAGCATTTTACTTCAATTTCAAATGCAAGAGACCAAGTATATCAACTAATTGACACAATGTGTCAAGACTCATCAGTATCGTCTATCGTTAGACTTTATTCTGAAGATGTTACAGAGATGTCTGATAGTGGACATATTGTATGGGCTGAATCACAAGACCCAAATATTAGCAAATTCGTTAACTATTTATTAAATACCATTAATGTAGACAAGAAAATCTTTGGCTGAGTTTATTGCTTAATCAAATATGGCGACGTCTACCTAAGACTTTATAGAGAGTCAGATTATGTTGATAAATTATTTAACAAATCAAATATCGATAAAGCAAATGGTAGTAGAACATTAAACGAAGATGTTAATTTAGTTTTACATAAAACAAGTGACCCATATAGCTACTATGTTGAAATGGTACCAGACCCAAGTACAATGTTTGAGCTTACCAAATTCGGCCAAACATTTGGATATATTGAGGTACCAAATGAACCAAACCCATTTGATCAATCTTCATTCGTCGGTGGAACAACCGGCTTAATGAATAATAATAGCTTCAACTTCAGATATAAATCAAGCGATGTTAATGTTTATCAGGCAGACGATTTTGTACATGCCTGCTTAGAGGATAATGTTTCGCGTTTTCCAGAAACAGTTGATTTATTCTATGAAGACCCTGAAGAAATCAAAACAAAGAAAAAGGCAGGCGTTCCATCATCATCTGGTGGAGCAGGTCAAACATATACTGTCAGACGTGGTAAATCTTTATTATATGATTCATATAAGATTTGGAGAGAAAAAGCTTTATTAGAAGCTGCCGTATTACTAAGTCGTTTAACCCGTTCTGGTATTGTTAGAAAAGTTGCTGTTGAAGTTGGCGATATGTCCAAAGAGCAAGTTCAATTAACTCTACGCAGAGTTAAAGAAATGTTTGAGCAAAGAACAGCATATAATCCTAATAATTCTATGTCAGAATATAATAATCCTGGTGCAGTAGAAAATTTCATCTATTATGCTACACATAATGGACAAGGTGCAATTTCTGTTGAATCTGTCGGTGGCGATTATGACCCAAAACAATTAACTGATTTAGATTGGTGGAATAATAAATTCTATTCTTCATATGGAATTCCAAAACAATATTTTGGTTGGACAGACGATGGCGCAGGATTCAATGGCGGTACATCATTAACAATTACCTCAAGCGTTTATGCTAAAGGCGTTAAGAGAATCCAAAATACTATTTTACAAGCTATTACAGATATTATTAATCTAATCTTATTAAATAGAGGATGCAAAGCATATTTAAATAACTTCGTATTAAAAATGAGAGCACCATTAACACAAGAAGAATTAGACTTTAGAGCTAACTTCACAGATCGAGTTAATGCTATTAGTAGTATTAATAGCCTATTTAGTGATGTTGAAGATAAAGCCAGAAGATTAGCTATCATTAAGACACTTGTTAATACAATTCATCTTGGAGACGAAATTAATGTTATCTTAGACCAAGAAATCAAAGCTGCTGAAGAGGCCGCTGCAAAAGCTAAAGCTGAAGAAGAGGCTGAAGCAAATGGTGGTGAGTCTGATTTAGGTGAAGCCACACCAGCAGCCGAAGACAGTGGAGATGAGCTTAATTTAGACTCTATGCCAGATGAAGAATTACCAGCTGAGGAGTCATTTAGCCCAACTGGTAGCACGATCTTAACTGAAGACCAAGATTTGTTCGAAGATGGCGGAGAGCTTCCAACACCCGAGGAAGCTGATGAAAACAAAGACTTCACAGAAAATAATTAATAAGATATTCGAAAGGACAAAATATGATTACTAAAAACGATTGTTTATCTATCCTTGTAAAACTCGGAGATTCCGGAGTAGCAGGCGTTGACCCCGTTATGAGAAAACTTCTAGTATCAAGAGAAATCCCATTAGAAGTATTAAAGTTCATTTCTGACAACAGAGGCTTAGAAGTAAGTAAATTCTATGAAGTCTTACGCAAAAGCCATAATCAAAAGAAATCTCCTCTTTATACAAATATTCTAAAAGAGGTTGTGGAGCCTAAAGCAGTTTTAACAACATTGTCTAGCCTCCTAACCCAAATCTTGCTTTATGGTAATAAACTAGAAAATCCAGCAGTCTTCTATAAAGAAGTGCGTGCTGAAGAAATAAGTAAAATCTTAGCAGCTTATTTCCAAACTGGAGTATTTGATAGTTGCTTAGCACTACTTAAGGTCATAAAAGCAGATTTATTAGTTCTCGAATACATTGCAGGTCGTAGAGAACTGAGTGAATAAATATATAATATATATTTAAAGCAAAGCCTAAATAGTAAATATTTAGGCTTTTTTGTTTTGTCTTTCATTTAATTAGCTAAATTAATTGATAAAACGCGTAAACCATGACGCGTTGATTAATAAATCATAAAAGGAGAGTTATTCTATGGAATTAAAAAATGGTTACAAATTAATCTATGCAAAATTAGATGGCGAAGGCGTTAGACATTTATATGCCAGCAAAAAAGACATCCCAACTGCAGAAGATGTAGTTCTTACTTATGGTGAAGTTTCTGAAGAAGAAGCAAAAGCCTTAAAGTTAGTTTATGTCGCAGCTGGTAAATTATTAGGTTCAGTTAGCGGTTTACCAACAGCTGAAGACAAAGAATTAGTAGTTAAGGCCGGCGATGAAGTCGTTCTTGGCTAATAATTTATTAATTTATTATTTTAATAAATTTGTAAAAAATTATAGGCTAAATTAATTAGACAATTGCTGTTTAGCCTAATTATTGTATAAGATGGGAGATTAGAGAATGGAATCTAAAAATAAACAAGTTTTAGAAGCATTACAAATGCAACCATTGTCTGAAGAAGAAAAAGCTACCCGTCACATTCTCGGCAGATTATACGGACCTATTGCTACTTGTAAAGAAAAGACAAGAAATGGCCGCGGTTATAATAGAGACTTGTGGGAAAAAGCTTTAGCAGATGACATCTTTAAAGAAAAACTAGCAACAAAGAGTTTATTCTTGGAACTTGGCCATCCAGCCAATAGAGAAGAAACAGACATGAAATTGGTTTGCGCTTGCATTCCAGAAATGCCAAAAATTGTTGATGGTGATCTTTATGCCTATGTCGATATCCTAGATACTGATAACGGTCGATTATTAAAGACTTTATGTGATTATGGATTTGTTCCAGGAATCAGCTCAAGAGGATCAGGAGACATCATGGCAAATGATGAAGTCGATCCTGAAACATTCTTCTTAGAGACATGGGATATTGTACAATTACCTGCTGTTAAAAAAGCAAGATTATCTGTATGCGAATCACTAGAGCACGGAAAAACCTTAAAAGCTGCTCTTACTGAATCTTTAAATAACGCAACAGCTGACGAGAAGAAAATAATGAAAGAAACACTAGAAAAACTAGATATTAATATTGAAGATGAGCCTATCACAGAATGTGATAAGAAGCCACTTCAAGAAGCTCCTATGGATATTCTTCCTGGTGGCACTCCAAAAGATGTTTCATTAATTCCTGTACTTCCAGATGATATCATCTTAGAAGACGTTAAGGAAGAAAAAGAAACTGAAGAGGCCGCTGCTGAAGAAGCACCTATTGAGGATGCTTCAGTTGATACCCCTATTGAGGAAGTTCCTGTTGAAGAAACTCCTGCAGAAGATGCTGTTGAAGAAACACCTGCTCCTGAAGAAGTCACAGAACCTGCCGCAACTGTTGGGGCAATGATTGATCAATTCAAAGACTACGATAAAGACTTGTCCTTAGAATTCAAGCCAATCGTAATTGATGATAAAGAATTAGAAATCACCCACTTAGAATTTGATGATTCTGAAGAGGGAAAAGTTATTGTTAGTATCGGTTATAGCCCCGTAGAGGGAGATAATAAAGAAGAAGTTAGTTCTGAGGAAGAACCTGCTGCTGAAGAGCCAGTAGAAAATTCTGACGAAGCCGTCGATGATGGAGAAGATGAAGTTATCGAAAGCTTAAAAGAAGCAGTTCGCCAAAAAGACTTACTCGAAAATGAAATCAGAGATCTTAAAAATCAAAAAACAGTTAGTGATACTGAGGTCAATGGTTTAAAAGAAGAACTTGAGAAATACAAGTCTGGCTTCATGAGAGTTAGTGAATTAGCTGCTAAGGCCGGAAAGCTTGAAAAAGAGAATCAATCTCTTACAGAGCAATTAGGCAAGAAAGATACTGAAATAAAAGATTTAAAACAAAAAGTCGAAAACCATGCCAGTTTGACTGAAAGCGTCAACACTAATGAGGCTAAGGTTAAATCCTTAACTGAAAAATTGGTTGAAGTGCAAACAGAAGCCGAAAATACAGAAAAAGAATTAACCGAACAAGTAAATCTTACTAAAAAGAGACTACAAGAGAGAACGAATCTCGCCAAAGCTTATAAGAGCAAATATGAGTCTGTATTAGAAAGATATATTGCTTCAAAAGCTACGATGCTTGGCGTCAGACCTACTGATATTACTAGCAAGCTTGTCGAAGGCTACACGCTAGACGATATCGACAAAGTTTGCAATGATCTTCTCAATGAAGGTCGTCCAATGTTTGGCTTAGGTTATGGCAAAGCTTCGATGGTAATCAACGAATCCAAGAGCACTTCTACTAAGAAAGCTCCTGTGGACCCAGACGCTGGTTACGAAATTGACGACGACCTATTAATCTTGGCCGGACTTAAATAAGCTTGATATCTTACAAAACTATCACAAAAATTAATTAAGGAGACAAACAATGAGACAAAACTTACTTGAAACTTATTCAAGACAATTAAAAGTTGCTGAAAGTTATGTCGCTAAGAATTTTGATGGCAAAACAATTTCAGCCAACACACAATTAACAACTGCTGTCCTTTTAGACAACACTAATCGTTGGATGACAGAATCCATGAATACCCAAGCCACTGAAAGAGCTGACTTAGGCGATTGGAAGAAATTCTGCTTAAATCTTACAAACATCGCTGTTCCATCATTAATCGCTAATGATTTAGTCATCGTTCACCCAATGACTTCTTACAGTGGATCTGTTGCTTACTTACGTTATGTATCTAAGACTGACAAGGGTGACATCAAGAAAGGCTTCGAATTCAATGGCGTATTCGGTCTTGGTGAAGCAAACGAAGCAAGAACTGCTTTCACTTCACAAGTTATCGTTGAAACTGTTGGTTCTGACGGTCATGTTGCCTTAAGCCCAATGGCTACTGGCAAATTCGAAGGTGGCAAAGATGCTAAAGTCATCAGCCCAGCTGGTGTCGTTTCTTACATCACTGCTACTGAATTAAAAGCTGGTGTTGAAGCTGGTTCCAAAGTTGCTTACTTCTCTGAAGAATTCCAAATGGAACACGTTCCTGCACAAGACATCCCAACAATTGGTCCAAAAATGGAAAGAATCGCTCTTGTTGCTGAACCAAGACGTATCGCTGTTCGTTACGACCAAATCACTGCTTTCCAAGCTAAGACTGACTACGGCTTCTCACTTGACAAACAAATCGCTGAACAAGCTTGTGGTGAATTAGCTTACGAAATCGACACTGAAATCGTCGATATGCTTTACAAAGCTGCCTTCGACCATGAAGAAGTTCTTGAATGGTCAAAGACTCTTCCTGTTGGCGTTAGCAAATTTGAACACTACAATGGCTTCTTAGAAGTTATTGAACAAGCCAAAGCTGTTATCTACAACAGAACAAAGAAATTCCATCCTAACTATATGGTTATTTCTGCCGACGTCCTTCCTGTCTTACGTTTCGTCAATGGCTTCACAGCTGTTAAGAACGCAAAGATGAATGGACCTTACAAAGTTGGTGAATTAGATGGTTTATCAATCTATGTTTCTCCAGCTCTTGTTTCTGGCGAATTCTTCCTTGGTTTAAACGGTTCTGATATGATGAGCTCTGCTGGTGTTTATGCACCTTACATGGCTATCGTCCCAACCCAACTACTTGGAACACCAGATGGTGGTTTAGCACAAGGCTTCTCAACTTGGTATGCTAAGGCATTACTCAACAAGAACCTCTTAGTTGCTGGCCGCATCGTTGCCTAATCTAGTTTAGGTTAGAATAATTAAAACTAGGACTCCTTCGGGAGTCCTTTTTATTAGCTTTTAAAAGGGATTTAATAGATTTATTTGCTAAATTATCTAGGTGATGAAGAATGAAAAAAGTAATAACTTACGGCACATTCGATATATTACATTATGGGCATATTAATCTTTTAAGACGTGCTAAAGCACTTGGCGACTATCTTATCGTTGCGATTTCTAGTGATGATTTTAATGCCATTAAAGGTAAAAAAGCATATTATCCATATGAAATAAGAAAAATGATGCTAGAGTCAATTAAATATGTAGATGAGGTTATTCCTGAAACCTGTTGAGAACAAAAAGTGCAAGACATGCATAAATATAATATAGATATTTTTACTATGGGAAGCGATTGAGAAGGCAAATTTGACTTCTTAAAAAATGAAGGCGTCGAAGTAATATATCTACCAAGAACTGAGGGCATAAGCTCTACAAAAATTAAGGAAGACAATCATTATGTATAATTTTATGCAAATATATGGCAGCTGCGCAGCTGTGCACTATCTCGGTCCAGATAGAATCAAAGGCCCAGTCGATAACGTAATTGCAAAAGGGCAGGGTCTAATATCGGCATTATTAGACGGAACTTATATGGAACACCTTAAAAATAGTATACCCGAGATAAAATCTCGTAATCCAATATTTTTAGGCGATAGCCCAGTATATTACTGCTATGACATAGTTAATATAGTACACGAAGACCCAAGAACAGACAAATACCAAGAAGTCTTACAAAAGCGCTTAGCTAATTTTAAAGATTTTTTAGCACAAGTAAAGTCTAATGATAATTATTATTTTGTATATTCATTAAATATTTTTGACCTTAATAAAGACCTTCATAAACTTAACGGAAATATTTTATTGAAAAATATTGAATATCTGAAAGAAAAAAAGCTTTTAGATAAAACTATATTTGTTGGCTGCACTCCAGGAAAAACGGGAAGAACGTGATGAGATTTTTGGTCTAATGACTTAATTCCATTAATTATTAAATATAACCTAAAATACGTAGAAGTCATAGAAATGTGCTATGGGATAACGCCAGACCAGGATAAAATATTAGCTGCTAAATTCCAAGAATCAGTCAGTGCCACAATTAAAAATGGCACGGACAAAAAATATTTGCAGCCACGAGATAAAAAAGGAAATTATATTATTGTAAAAGACAAACCTAAAAAGCTACAAGGCTATCTTAATACACCGGGCTTTTTTGGATTATAATATTATAAAGAAAAGGATAATAATATGAAATTCGTTTTATTTGATAGATTAAGAAAAGCTGGAGATAATGCTGAATATTTTTATAGATTTTTAGAGCAGTATCACCCAGAAGTCTCAATTAAATATGTACTAAATGCTGATAGCCCTGATTGACCAAGGCTACTAAAAGACAAATTTAATCTAATTGATGCCAAAAATACTAAAGTACTGCAACAAGAGGTAGATTCTGCAACATATATTTGTGGAGCCTACTTGCCATTTCATACTATTAAAGGAATTAGTTTAGAAAATACTAATTTTATTTTCTTAAATCATGGCTGTTTTTATAGAAAACTGGCATATTTAGTTAATGCTAAATTTGATCTTATGTTAGCTGGAAATAAATTAGAATACGATACACTAGTAAATTTATATAAATTTCCAGCATCAAAAATTGCATTAACCGGTCAGCCTAGACAAGATAGCCTCATTATAAATAATAAAAATTATATAGGACCAACAAATAATATATTAATTCAATTTTGGTGAAGACCTTGACTAACTAAAGATACCTTTGAAAAATCATTATTTTATAAAAATGTATCAGCTTTATTACAAGATGATAGAATTAAAATGTTGGCAAAAAAATATAATGTTAAATTTTTATTTAAACTTCACTGTGAAATGGAAAAATACGAGTCATTATTTAAAAAGTTTACTAATGTAGAATTAGTGCCAAATGCAGATTTATTTGAACCATTGTTTATAAAAAGTAGTTTAATAATTACAGATTATACCTCAAATGTATATGAAATGGGCATGGTTAATAAACCTTGCATATATTTTGAACCAGACTGGAAAGAACTAACTGCAAATTTATTAAAAAAAGACGGCTCTGTTTTCGATATAAATACCCAAGGTATTGGGCCAGTCGCGGACACACCAGATAAACTATTTACTATTTTAGAAAAAACATTGCAAGCAGATTATAAAGTTGACGCTAAATATACAACGCGCAGAAAAACTCAAATAAGTTTTATAAATGATCCCAATTGTTGTAAAAGAGCCTATGAAGCAATTATAAAATTACCAGCAAAGAAAAAAGCTGTAATACAGGCTAAAAAACAGGAAGAAAAAAAGAAAACAATTGGACAACAACCAAATACCTACTTATATTTTTAATGGAGGGCTACTATGTTAAAAAAATGCTTTGGAATACCAAGCTGACTACCAGATAAAGAACCTGATAGAACGCAACGTATGAATAGACTTAATAGATTATTTACACAATTAAATACTTTGTGGCCGGATATAGATATTTTAGTTATTGCACAAAATTGGAAAGATTTTAATCCTGTTAAAACAGCTAATAAGCAAGTTATTAAAAAGTACCCAGAGTTAGGAATTTTAAATGCACGCAAAACATTGCATGATGAATTCTTAAAATTAGGCTATGATTATATTATTATGATGGATGATGATTGCATTATCCAATGTGATAACGAAACAGCTCATATAGATTATATGAATGAAATAGATAAGCATCCAAATGGTTTTTGCTTTATTAGACCAAGTGGAAAAGTCCACGCATCTAATATAAAATACCATCCTTATATCGGTGCACAATTAAATTTATGCGCAATTTCTAAAGCTATTTATGAGAAAGAGCAAATGGTAGACATTGACCCACAAAAAAATGAGGGATATGAAGATACTATTTATGCTTGTTTATTACACAATAAATATGCGAAAGACGAATTCATTGCACCTAATACAATTAGACCAATACAATTCATGAATCGCCAAGAAAATGTTGTATCTACTTGAGCAAATGTTAGACGACCTCATCAGTTAATAATTAGAAATACACATAGAATTCAAGAGTATATTGTTAAAAATAAGTGTTTTCCTGCTAATTACAAAGACTTAATTGAAGAAGAATATAAAGCTCCAGAACAGGTTGCAGATGGCAAGAAAAATACTTATTTATACTTCTAAACTGTATAATATAATATGATAAATGCAGTAATTGGAATTATAAGCTATTTGCCAGATGACGCAAAGCTAAGAAAGAGACGTATTACCGATTTTAATAATTTGTTAGAGCAATTAAATGACTTTATGCCTATGTTGCCTATTTTAGTCATAGCTCAAAACTGAAAAGACTTTACACCGCGTGAGGTGGAAAATAAACTAATAATAAACCATTATGAGAAGCTCGGAATCTTGGGGGCCAGAAAACAGCTCAGAAAAGATTTTTTAGCCACTTCTTTTAATTATATTATTATGTTTGATGATGATGCAGTTCTTAAGGTTGCACACCCACATTTAATTGATGAATATTTACAATTAATGGAAAAGAACCCTAATGGCTTTGCTTTTATATCAAGGGAAGACCGTTATGAAAGACATTTGCATAGATTAAATCCTTATAATCCTGCACAGCTAAATTTTTGTGCAATTTCTAGGATGATCTATGAAAAAGAGCCTTTTCCTGAAATTGACCCGCAAAAAAATGATGGCTATGAGGACTGTATTTGATCATATCTTTTATATATAAAATACAATGGACTAGAATTTACACCACCTCGTGGGCTTTCTTGTATACAATGAGATAACAAAATAACATGCGAGCAATCTACTTGGTCACAAGATATTAATATAAATGACCTGCAATTAAGACAAAATACCGCAAATATTTTAAATTATATTGCAGAATATGGGGACCTCCCAAAAGACTTAACAGTTATACCAAAAGATAAAAATGTTTGAATGTTATTTTTAAGCTCCAATGACTATTATGTCTATTTAACTTTAGGGCTATATAAAAATTTATTAGACGTATATACCTGCTATCCTATATACTGTGCAGTAACTAAAGAAGTTAACCAAAAAACAAGGTCTATATTACAAACAGTTGGAATAAAACTAATCGATATAGAAGATGATATAGTTAAAGTGCAAAATATTTGTAATTTGGATTGATATGCAAAAGCTATAAAAAAGCTTGCGATTCTAGGGCAAAATTTTGAAAATAAATTTGAAAAGATGGTCTATCTGGACACTGATTTATGGGTTAAGCAAAATGTAGATGAAATTATGGGTATGCCTCATATGTCTGCCGTAATTGATCAGTCGCCAAAGCCCATAAAGCCATATGTTTTAGGGAACTCCGTTTTTTGCAGCGGATTATTCGTATGAGATTTTAAACATAATCCAGGACTTGGACAAAGACTTTTAAATACACTAAAAGACTTGCCAAAAAATATTTCGTGACATGATCAAACAATATTAAATTATTGGTATAAAGATTGGATTTATAAAGAAGAACTTCATCTAACCTCTAGCTATGGATTAATGAATAGCTTAGCAGAAAGAGGCGCACCGTCTATCGTAGGCTTTGTTGAAGAAGGCCAATTAATACTACATATGGTAAGTAGAAATAGAACAGACTGGCCGTTTAAAACAAAAATTCATGTCACACCACACCAAGTTTTCTTTAAAGATTGGGTCAAATCTATTAGTGAAAGTATAATATATTTTAAAAATAAATATAATATTGATATAGAATTACTAAATCCAGACAATATTATTGATGATTTTGCCAATTAAAAGCTCAATTAAATTGAGCTTTTTGTTTTATATTATTATATTATTTGCTAAATTAATTGATAAGTTGCCGATAAGGAGGAGTTTTATAACAGATGAAAACACAAGACGTTATTGAAGAAGTAAAACTTGAACTTACTGGTGGCGTCCTTGAATTAGAGATAGAAGATGAAACGATAGCCCTTGCTGTTAAAAAATCGCTTAGAGAACTACAACGTTATTGGGATGAGCCATCATTCCTAACGGTGCCGTTTAAATCTTGTATAGATTTAGATGAGCTTGGATTAGAATACTGCTCGATAGTTAAAGTATATAGATTAACTGGCATGGGCAATTCTGATGACGCTACCAATGCACTTACTATGGACCCACTATTTGCTCAACAATGAATGATATTTAGTAATGCTGGCACTATGTATAATGTTCAAGATTATGTCATGAACTATGCCGCATGAACAACATTGTCGCAGCTAAGAAATACCATGTCTACTGATATGGCATTTAGAGAAGATAAGCATAACCACAAGTTATACATAAACAACAACATGTCATCACCTGGATACGTTACAATTGAATTTATTCCTAAACTTCAAAAAGTAGATGATATCCAAAGTGATTACTGGCAAGACATATTAATCAGAATGTGTATTGCACAAACAAAAATTATATTGGGAAGAATCAGAACGAGATTCACTCAATCAAATGCCCTTTGGACACAAGATGGCGAAAAGCTTCTTGAAGAGGGCAACAATGATTTGAAGGAACTTAGAGAAGTTCTAAGAGTCAATAGTCAATTGATATACCCTATCGACTAGGGAATGTAAATAAGGAGAAAAGACAAACCTATGAAAAAAGAAACAGTTGAAAAATTTGATCTTGAAGCTGCATTTAAAGCGTTAGACGAAATCGAAATTCCCGTTGCTGAGAAGGGTATTGCTGCCAATAGAGTAGACTTAAAGGAAAGATTCAATCAAAAGTCGGCGCATGAGACATTAGTTGAAGACTATTATAATGTTAATGATAATGAGTCTCTTAATGAAGCACAGGAAGACAGAGAGGGAGAAGTTGCACAGGCTAAATTAGCCCGTATTGAAAAAATCGTTGATTTAGATGCAGAGTCTCCAGAAGATTTGCTTCCATCTTATGTTGGCAAAGTAATTATTCAATGCCCACAATGTATGACATTATTCTATAAGAATCCAGAAGATATCGAACACTCTGAAGAAAACCCAGAGGTCGTCAATATCAATGAAGTCTGTCAACACTGTGGAAATACCTCTGGCTACACATTAATCGGCAAAGTAGATTCAGTATCTGAAGAAGAGGCTGCTAACTATGAAGCCGCTGAAGAACCAGAAAATGAATTAAATTTAGACTTTGATTTAGAAGAGCCAGCAGAAGAAGAACAACCTGCTGAAGAAGCACCATCTGAAGAAGAATTAGATTTAGATCTTTCATTAGAGGAAATCCCAGAAGAAACAGAGGAAGAAAAGAAAGAAGAGGCCTTTAGTGTTTCTGGCTCGACTCCATTAAATGAGGACGCTGACAAGCCGGAAAACGCCAATGTAAAAGCAGATCAAGAAATTTCCGATACCGACTATTCCAAGATAAAAAAGGAGCTACAGTCCGCAGAGGAAAAGAAAGAAGAATCTGTCCATGCGTCTGAATTATTAAAGGATGCTGAAAAGGATAGTGACTTAGCTACCGAAAACCATTCTGAAAAGCTTACGCTTAATGAAGGTACTAACCAATGCGAATTAACTGAAGAAGTTGATAAAGACTTAGATGCAAAATTAAAAGCACATAATGATTATATTGCTTATTTACAACAAATGATTAAGCAAGAAGAAGAAGCTTTAAAATCTGCTGATAATGATGAAATTAAAGCCGCTATTCAAAGACGTTTAGATGCTTTTATGGCTGACTTAGATGCAGCCCTTCCAGATGCCGTTAAGAATCCAGAAACTCCTGCTGAAGAAGTTATTGAGACTGAAGAAACTGCAGAAGAAGTTCCCAGTGAAGAACCAGTAGAAGAAACTCCGGAAGAAGAAGTTGCGGAAGAAACTTCAGTTGAGGAATCCCCAGTAGATGAAGCTTTAACCGAAGATACAGAAGCACAATCAGCTGAAGAAACTCCTGCTGCAGAAGAAGTAATTGCGCTTCTAGACCTCTCTGGTAGCTTAGCTTCTAAAGAGGCTGAAATGGTAAAAGCGGCAAAAGAAGCTGGTGCAACAAAAATGCATAAATTTACAGACACAGATTTTACAAAAGCGCTTAATTTTGCAAAGGCAAATGCTGATAAGAAATTCATCTTATTAACCAATGCAGATATTGAAGTTAATAAAGGCGGTAAAGAATTAGAAGCACTTCCAAATGTTGCAACTGTTAAAGCCGATGAAAAAACAGAAAGCCTTAATGAATCATTAAAGGAAGCAGTTGAAGACGACGGCTTAGATATATTATTTGCCAGCGATGAATTTAAAAAGCCAATTTCTGAAAAAGAAGTTCAAAAATATCTTGGTGAAGGCACAGATGGTGCAGAAGAATTAGATGAAGCTGGATTATTTAGCAAACTTAAAGATAAAGTTAAAGATCTTTGGGATAGACACATTAGCCCAACTGCCAGACACGATAAAAAGACTGGCGATAACTTAAATAAAGATTTCAGTACTTACGTTGTTGTAAAATGGGCATCAATGGCCGATGAAGGCGTCAGTACAGGCAACTATGAGACTACAATTTTCCGTGAATGGGATAAGGCTAAGAGAGTTGCTATGGAATGGGCAAGCGTAAGCACAAATGGCCCAGCTACGATTTTTGGATATAAAGACGATGCCACAGCAGATGAAGATATCGATGGAAAAGCATACCTAACAGTATTAAAAACACCGGCAACCGGTGGAACAATTAAGGGACAATATTTAGGCCGTTGGAAATATGACGGCGCTACCAAAGGTCCGAAATTAGTTGACGCCATTACTGGTGATGACCATGATGAATCTCCAGCAGACAGACTTGCACAAGATATCGCACACAGAGAAAAATCAGAAACCAACACCGAAAGAGACGCTACGGTAACCGCAGGACAAGTAACAAAAGCTGCTAACTCATTCGAAATTAGAGTTGGTACAATAAAATGGCCAGAAGCAGGCGATTGGGATACAGACTTCCAAAAAGCTGTGGACAAAGCAAAAAATGTTGCTTCTGCATCAAGCGCAAAATCAGTCAGTATTTGGGGTATATCAAAAGCTGATGCCTCTAAAGGCTTATTAAGACTTGTTACTTATACTGATGGTAAACTTTCAAAAGATTCAAATGCCCGTTTAGTAAACTTCGTAAAGGGCAAATTAGATGGCTTAACCGAAAGCTTCTCAATTGCTACATTTGAAGACTTTGATGAAGCAGCATTCAGTGCACCAGTTACTAAATTCTTAACTGAAACATACTCTAATGTCAAAGACTTTAAAGTAACTGATTGTAGCATGAATGAAGAATTGGTCACAATCACTGGTGTAATATCATTCAATAGCGGTAATGAAAAAGAAACAGTATTTGAATTTACACCAAGCTATTGCGCAGATAATTTAGTTTTTAGCGGATGTGATAAAGACTTCTCCGATACAAATGCATTCTCATTATACTGCGACGCAGCAAACCCAACAAACTTAGTAACCGAAAACTTTGAATACCGTTACACAGTTAACAATACTCTAGTTGAAGGTTTAAACTAATTCTAAAGCAATAAGGGCTGGCCG